GATGGTTCCACATTGTGGACACTGAATAAGTGAAATGTTCCTCTTGGCATAGGATTCCATTCTCTTCTGAGCCTTAGCTAAGACTTCCTTTTCACTTTCATTGAGTGTCTCATCCTGTTGGAGTGGGGTAATGTCTATGTTTGTTTCTGTCTTACTTACTGGCATTTTTAACCTCCTTCTTTTTTTGAACTTCTATTCTATTTTGATTATTAACTTTTTGCCAATGTTTACGGTGGACTGGTGAGTTGGCTATTGATGACTCTTTGTGTCCGCCCTTGTCGAATGATGGTACTCCGTCGGGCCTTCGGAATACACAACAACCTTCTCCGTTGTTACATTCTTGTTTTTGAGCTGGGTTGAGTTTCTCGCACATTACTTTCCGATCACAGCAAGGAGATCGTCATCCTTACAAATTAATAAATTGGAGTCGCCTTCTTTGTAGGCTTGGCCGGAGTATTCTCGATAAATTACTCGGTCGCCTATTTCTAATTTTCGGATCTCAATTTTTCCGGTGTCATCACCGACAGTAATTGGCTTTGGTTTACCGATAGCTATCACGACGCCTTCATTTGGTTTTAATTTTTCTGATTCAGGTAGGACGATTCCATATTCAGTCGTTGCATCCAGCGCTTGTAAATTTAGTATTAGATATCCGGGCATTGGTATTAGTTTGGTCATTTAGTTTCTGAATTATTAATTTCGGGAGTTAGCTCTTGCCACTTGGATTCTTGGCCAATAAATTTGGCGTATCTCTTTCGAATGACATCGACAAATTTTGGGTCAAATTCCATTCCATAAAATACCCGATCCAGTTGGTGGGTAGCAATAAGAGTTGTCCCCGATCCAGTGAATAGATCAACGACTATATCTTCGGGCATTGTGCTGTTTTTTATCAGAGGTGTCATGACTGATATTGGTTTTTGAGTGCTATGCTCGTACTTAATGCCATGTTGGCTATCCTGGGATGCATTGAGATAGGTGCTACACTCCTTCAGTGCTGATAGGATGGTAAGGAGTTCTTCTTTACTCATTTTCTTCATGTCTTCCCATTTAATTTCTTTAATTAAGGTGGTGTTGGTTCGGTCACCGTAAAATATCGGTTTATCCTCTCCGTATCCGCAGTACATTATCGGCTCATGACTCCAGTGATAGTCGGAGTTACCCAGAACCATATGTTTGGCCCATATCAGTTGCTGGCGGACTTTAAATCCGGCGGTCTCTATGGCAGTTTGGAATTGAATGTGGGTACTTGATGCGTAGAAACAGTACATTGGGCACTTCTCGATGATGTGGCTACTGATATTTCCGAAGGCAGCTAATAAAAATTGGAAAAGCTCTTCTCCCCTCAGATCATCATTCGCAATTTTATCGTAAGTTTTTCCATTGGGATTGCCCTCGTAACTGACTCCATAGGGCGGATCTGTCACTATGGCTGAGGCTTTACTATCTCCCATCAGAGTATCAACATCTTCTTTTTTAGTGGAGTCACCACACATTATTCGGTGTCTTCCGAGTTGATAGACTTTTCCCATTTGGGATTCAGCCACTATCGGGATAGCAGCGCTCACATCGAATTCATCCTCATCGGTATTTCCATATCGGGCCAGCACCTTATTCAGGTCGGTAGCGTGTCCCAAATCGATGGTATATTGTGATAAATCTATGTTTTGTTTGTATTTATAGACAATTTCGGCCAATCCGTCCTCTATCCACTCAGCAAATCGTTGATTGTGGAGGATTGAGAGCTCTAGAGCTTCGGCATCATCTTTAGGTGTTCGGTACTCTACTTTTGCCTGGCTAATTCCGAGCTGTTTCATCGCCTCAAAGGCGTGGTTTCCTCCTAGAATGGTACTTCTATCCCTCCCGTCGACTAAAAGTGCACCTAGCTGGCCAAATCGGGTGATTAATTTGAGAAGGCGATTGAACTTCTCTTTGGTTATCAACCGCATCTTGTCATTATCTGGACCAGTTCTTAATTCACTCAGCGGTCGCAATTCTATCATTGTGTCTTGATCATTCATTTGATTAGGGTAAATGTATATTTTTCTCCGTAAATGGCCATGGCGAGTTTCCATTTCATTTTCCATACCTCTGTCTCAAATCCTTTTACTTCAACTGCTTCAAATGACCCGTCGTTATGTTCGATTACAAAATCCATAAAGTAGTTGGCGATATGGACTCCGTTGACATCGAGGGAAAGTTTGACTTGTTTCTCCCAGTTTTTGATATCGCCTCCATTTTTTCTCATGTCCAATTCTCTGGCGTATTCAGCCTCTTTATTGCTCATGTAGGAAGTTCCATGATAGCCGGTTCTTCTGGCGTTGTATTTGTTTCCGAATCTTTGAATGTAGGTTTGAGTCATAGTTAATAAAATAAATATAGCACCTGTGCAGAGGTATGCAAGAAGTAAATTATATCAGCATGCCTTGGCCAGCTTCATCGAATTTTGCCTCAGGTATTTCTCTTGGTTCTCCATACTGAATGTCTCCTTTTTGCTCTAGGTAAGGTGTGGATCCAATCACGTCTTTGACTGATTGCTTCCATTCAGATCTCTCGATTATTTTGTTTCTAAATATCACCACGTAGGCTGGAACTTCTTCTTGACCGTTTAGAAAGGCCGCTCCTCTCTTGGTTAGAAGCCAGTATCCGGATTCTCCCTTGACTCTCACCGCTAGTCCTAGGAATCTTTGTTTGGTGAAATTATTCCATTCGTGTCGAGTTAATTCGTATGGTTTTCCCTTCATATCTTTGAGAATATGAATGGAGTTGCGATTGTGGTCTATCACTGCTTCTCTAAATTTAACGATGGCGTGAACCATCATTGGGGTAATTTTTACCCGATATGGTCGCATTGGTGCACCACAGTGGGGGCAGTACGTTTGTCTGATCATTTTTGTTCTTTAATTTTTAACTTAGTGCCGGATCTAGGGATTGAACCTAGCCTCCGTCGATGAGGGAAAATGATCTTAACCTTCATCGTGGTGCTCCACCAACGAGCTTCCCGGCATTTCTAATGAGAATAGTGATTCAGTTTGCAGTGGTTTCTTGATCTCACACTTAGTGCAGATTTCACTGGCTCTTCTCTCGTTCTTCCGAGTATATCTTTTTTTGTGACATAGTGCGCAAATGTATGGGTAACGGCGTTCGTAGTGGTATCTCATTTTTCTTTCTCCTTTCTAAATTTACTAGCACCTTTGCAGTCTGAGAAGTGGCTCACCATTCCCTTTCCTTCGACGAAATGAATTGGCATTTTATGGCCGTTAGCTGTGGTGGCCCAGATCAAGTCGTCAGCTTTACAGTCTGGCTCTCTACATCGAAAGTAACTGAATTTGATTGGTATGGTCACTATAGTGCCTCCGACGAGGGTTATTTCTTTCGTCTCGAAGTAGTTCACAGTTGGATCTCCTCTGTTTCCACCTCTCCGTCCGGGCGCATCTCGATAATTTCGTCAGCCGGGAGTTGGATGTTGGTTTTATTAAATGCTTGAATCACTCGATTAGTGATTTCTTCTGGGGTGTTACCCTTGGCGATTATGATTACCTTCATTTTGATGGCGTATTTTTTCATAAAAGTTTCCCATGTATTGGGCATATAAAATTAGTAATTTCATCCTTTCTTGGTCCTTCCTCTCCATCCCAGCCGTTGTTTTCGTATTGTGGCTTGGCTGGGGCTCCACAGGTGCAGGTGGGCGGATCTGAATGCCAGTTAATTTTATAAAAATGTCCCATTTTTTTGATTTCTACTTTTGCTGGTAGATTATTTAGCCTGCTGGGTGCGCTCAGGCCGGCAGTTAGTTTACTGTTCTTGATGATCATTTTGTTTTAAATTATTAAATTTTAAATACTTTTTAAACCAAGGAATGATATAGCGACCGTCAGGCACTTAATACCATCCATTTGAAATTCTAAAATTGAGAGCTTCTTCGATTGTTCCATACCTGTCGGCGACATAGTCTTTCATCCAGTCTAGTTGGCAGTTGATTCCTTTAGCGGCTAATGGGCAGATCATTTTTTGACAAGGTAGAGCTTGGGGTAGTCCGCAGGCTCCTGAGATGGGGTTTATGGCTCCAGGATCAAATCCTCCTTCTAACGCTTCCAGTTGGGCGGCATCTTCCCAGTTGGTGTACCTTTTTTTTAATCCTTCCAAGATGGCAGTGTAGTGAGTTCTTTTGGAATAATTTTGGTAAGTGTAGTCTTTATTCTCTTTCGCCTCAACTGGTTTGATAATTAAAGTCTCTCCTTTAAAAGTTGTTTTATCGTCGCTGTCTGGGTTTGTTTCAGGGGTTGTGTTGCCTTCCAGGATGAAGCGCGCCCATTCAGTCGATTTCTCTTCAATCATCTTTTCTTGGGCCTGACGTTTCTCCAGATCGGCTATTTTGATGATCTCCAGGGGCCAGTGCCATTCGGTTTTGAGGATCTGGTGTTTGACGATGGTGTTGGATCTAAAAAATATCACCGTCTTATCGAGTATCCCGTAGAGGATGGCGACTAAAAATATAAATGCGACTGTACCGGCAACTATTTTGTGTCCGGTTTTGAGTTTGGGGATTTTGGTCATTTTTTGTTTTAAATTTATAATGTGTGTATAGCTCTATACTACTCCTTTGATTTTGTTTGTCTAGGGGCAAGTTTAAGATCTTTGTGCCCGGATTTCCAGAAAAATAATTTAACCATCCCGGCGCTATCTGGTCGGTTAGGGTAGTCGTAGCAGAAGGAATAGGCACTTTGAAGTTCTCCCCAAGGTTTTCTCTTGAAAAGTGAGAACCACCTTGGCTTGATATTTTCTTTAACCAACTCTGGGTGGTTCCAGTCGATGTGGAGTTTGTCGGCTACCTCTAGGGCGTGTTGCATCCATTCGGGGATATTTCTTGCCGGTTTAGTCTTCTTCATCTTTTCTAGTCTGGATTGGAGGGCATCAGCGATGTCACTCATGCCTCTTTTGGGTGGGTTATCCACTTTTTCACTTGAGTTATCCACAGAGGGCGTCGCCCTATTATTTATATATTTATTATTCTTTACATTCTTGTTTGTGTTTTTCTGCTGTTTTTCTGTTGTCAAGTCTGATGTCAAGTTTTGGTAATCAATCCACTTTTTAATCGTAACTATCGAGTATTTATTAGTCGGCTTGATGTCAATCATACTGTCAGCTTTAAATTGGAGTAACCAGAACCACGCCGTTGATGGAGACATGCTTACGGACTCTCCAAAACTCTCCCTTCCGGTTATAAATTGTCCTGGCTTAATTGATACTTTTTGGCGGTTTATCATTATCACTGTCTCATTATGATTAGCTCTCAGGAGGCATTCTATCCAGCAATGCACCGCCTTCGAGTTTTTATATATCTCGCTTTCCCGAAATTTTCGATGGAGTTTGATCCATCCATTTTGATCTTTCGTTGTCATTTTTATTAGTGCTAACCAAGACACTACTGGTTTTTTTAGATTAAGTCAAGTCCCCTACACAGCAGGGTGTTTTTGGCTTTGAATGTATGCCCGGACTTTCCTGATATGTTTACACTCCTTGAATGCCGGGCAATCGCATTTAAGACCCTTTGGTGTGTCAACGACGTGGTAGAACTTGGTCGGATCGCTACTTGATCGGACCAGGTATCTTTTTTGTGTCATTTTCTTATAAATCCTTGGAGTCTTTGTAATCCCTGATTTCGGGGATTCATCAGGAGTAGATCTCCGTTGCCGAGCAGTTTCTCAGCTCCGGTGTCGTCGAGGATTACCCTAGAGTCAATTGAGGTGGATACCATGAAGCTTACCCTAGTGGGGAAGTTAGCTTTGATCAGTCCGGTGATCACATCGACGCTTGGTCTTTGGGTGGCGATCACCAGATGAATTCCTACCGCTCTGGCTTTTTGGGCTAATCTGACAATTTTATTTTCTATATCGGCCCTGATGGTTGTTGAGAGCATCAGGTCGGCCAGTTCATCGATTACTATCACGATGTATGGCATATCTAGGTTCCCTTTTCGGTATTCCTGGATAGTCTTGCATTTAGCTCCCTTAAGTGTGGTGTATCGGGCTTCCATCTCTTTGATCGCCCATTCGAGGGCTGAGTCTGCTTCCTCTGCTTCAGTAATTATCTTAGCGGCGAGGTGTGGATCTCCTTCATAATCAACGAATTCCGTTCGCTTCGGATCTATCAGGATCATCTTCAGATCATCGGGGTTGTTTTGGTCAGTTAGGTTTCTTATCAGTACATCCATAAAGACTGATTTACCTGAGCCGGTAGTTCCTCCGATTAGAAGATGGGGAGCTTTGGTTATGTCCAGGAAGGTTGTCTTTCCATAGACATCGACTCCGATGGGTATTTCGAGAGTATCTGGGCGGAGTAAGTCTTTATTCCATGGCGCCACTCCCTGCTCTTGATTGCTGATCTCAAATCCGACCAGTCCGGTTCCGGGGATTGGAGCCTGGACTCTTACACTCTTGGCTTCTAGGGCTAGGGCAATATCAGCGGCGTGGTTTGTAAATTTGGCCATACTTATTCCCCGACTTGGTTTCATTGTGTATAGGGTGACGTTGAGTCCGGTATAAGTTTCTTCCATTTTGACCGGAATGCCGAATTCTTGGAGTTTTACCCTTATCTTGTCTTCCTGAGACAAGGTTTGATCTGAATCCAGTTTTGACTCGCTGAATTGGACAATTCTCTCTTGACTATGCATCGGGCTGAGGTGGTTTACCTTTTCGAGTGAAGATGGATCCACAATCTCTTTGGTGTAGTCATTCCAGGATCCTTTGCCATTTAGCATGTCACTGAAGTTTGGTAGGTACCTGTGATTTGGGTTAGCTAAAGTTACTAGAACATCTGAGTAGAGTCGGGTAAAGTAGAGTTGATATTCTGGGTGTTTGGCAAATTCTATTGTGTATGGCACCACCTGAGGGCTTCCATCTCGATTCTGAGTTTTCTTTATTTGGATGAAGTCCATTCGATCAGGTTCTCTTTTATATTTGGCTTTGACTCCGATGTAGTTAAACATCGCTTGCATTATAAAGTCGGGTTCCTCTTCATTTGGATCTACCAGTTGGCCGACGAATTTATAATCTGAGATTACCAGTTTTCCTTCCTTCTCTGATATCACATCGGTTATCACTTTAATGGGAAGTGGTAGGAGTCCATCAATGCCTTGATCAGTGACCGTTTCATCTTCAGTAGCTAGTATTTTTCCGAAGACTGGCTCTTCCTGTCGATAAAATTGGAGGACTTGGTGATATTCCTTCATCATCTGTTCCCTTGATCTTGTTTTTCCGAAGTCAATCTTTTGGTCTGGGGTTCTGTCTATTTCGGACATCCCGGCTTCAACTCCCTTTTCAAAGTCGCCACTCTTGTAGTAGGTGTCCAGAGCTTTATGGGCTCCTTTGCCTACTATCATTGATGGACTGACTTTTTCGTCATAGATTCGGAGAATATAGCGTTTGAAGAAGTCCTGTTGGTTATTACAGAAGCATTTTAGAGCTGAATAGGAGATGTGCTCGATTGGTAATGTTTGGCGGAGTTGGTCGCTCATTTTTTAGTCTCCTTTTTTACCTCTTCTGTTAATTTCTCAGTCTTCTCTTTGATGTCGGCCTCCCTGGTGTCGACATTCTTTTGATTGTCGCTTATTGGAAGGTTGGCCAACCTTTTCTGGGTGTCTTCATTTTTAATTTTGACCCCAGCAGTTGTCGGCTTATTTTTGTTTTCCTCTATGAATTTATCCAGAGATGGTCTTTGGTCTTCTGGTGAGACGATTTTATTGGGTGTCTCGCTCACTGTGGTGGCCTCAGTTGGCGTCTCCTCGATGACATAGTCTTCTGCTACCTCAGCGATGTCTACGGCGCTTCCTAGGACCTCTGGGAGGTAGGTTTTAATAATTTTGCTAATGACTCCGTAGCGGAGTTTCTGTTGGCGGTTAGCACCTTCATACCATCCGGCTTTCAGATCTTGAATGTAGTTCCCTTTGGTGTCTTTTTTGTAAGCTCCGGTGGTAGGATCCTTTCGGTATTGATAGACCCATTTAGATTTCATCGCCTGATCAAATGTCAGAGTGTCGGTTATTTTCTTTCCATCTTTAGAGACTATCGCAGTACATTCGTTGTCCTTCTCTTGATACTCGATGTCCCAACCATGTTCTCTTAATCGGCGGATGGTTTCTTTGCCGAAGGTAGTAATACTTCCATTGATGATTGTCAGGCCCTGCATGGATTGGAGTGGTTTCATTCCCATCTCGTAACCTGCCTGCATGACCATCATTGCTTGGGCAGCATTTTGGATCCCTTTTGGTAGGGCTCTGGATTGGATAAAGGTTTCAGCCATGGTCTTCATCTGGTTCCAGACTTCCGGATTGAAGTAGGTCTGTTTTAGTGCGAGTTGTGCGTTGTTTTTCATTTACTTACTAATTTGTAACTTTTGGGTGTTTTTTCTCGTAAGATTTTACGATTTGGGCAACCCGGCCCCAATTCATCGGCTCGATGGCCGATACGATATTCGCTATTTGACGATAGGATAGTCCCTCCTTTTCGTGTAATAAATAAATTTGATGATTTCTCTCTTCTGAGGATTTCAGGTACAGAGCACTTTTCTCTTTAAAGTCGGTGATGTATTTTTTTAATTTGGCGGAATACTCTTTTGGTGTTTTCATATTTTGGTTGATTTCTAATGTGTAGTAGTCTACACGAATTATAGTCGATTAAACTCTCCTGTCAAGTATTGAGTTTGTGTGGAAGTTACGACGATTAATTAATAATGATTTTCTTGCCGGGAGTGATTTCCTTTTCAGTTACATCTTCCCCTTTGGCAATGGCACTTAATTTTCTGACACATCCAATGAGTTTTGAGGCCTGTTCTCTTTGGAGGAGATTGGCGGACTCTAGTCCTCTGATGTGTTTTATCAGTTGGGATGAGGTGGTAACAATAATCCTTTCTTTTAAAGGTAAATTTTCGAACTCTACTTTTTTATCCATTTTGACAATAAATTAATATCGTCGTCGTCTAATCTAGTGTAAGGATTTCTTCAGATGTCGTCAAGGGGGGTTGGTATCTTTCAATAGAACTGCCCCCACTCACCTTGTCAAGTGGGCTTTAGAAAGGCAGTTTTTTATTTCCTTGCCTTGAGTTATTTTCCAGCTTGAAGGAATTTCTTCAAAAAATCAATTGCTACGTTTAAAATGTAGAGGTAGAGAACGTACATCGCATCTTTAAAACTCTTTCCCCCTTGAATGGCAACTAAAAAGACGATTAGGAATGGAGCTGAAAAAGTAAGCGTATTGGTACCCCATTTTTTCCAATCTACATTGGCAAGTATGGTTTTGATTTTGGTCATTTTTTTTGAATTAAACGATTAAATAATTCGCCGAGAATTTGTTTATAGTTACTAGCCTGTAATGATTTTTTCTTCCATGTTTGAATTTCAGCACTAGCAGAGTCGTACTCTGAGTGCCAATAAGAAACATCTTTTCCATCAACTAACGAGGAATCCGTCAAATTTTTAACTTTTTGAGTGAGTGTTTCCACTTTGGCTTCAAGTTTTTTTACTTTATCGTCAATATTATCGGTTATATAACCCCAACCCTGTCTCAATTGCCCTTCGGTCATAGAGGTTGAACGGATAAAGTCGAGCATTATTTTTTCTTGATCAGTCATATTAATATCTGAATCATTAATCAGTAACTTTGGTCTAATCCATCCTATCACATTTTTATATGTGTGTCCTTGAACATGGCAAGGTGAATAAAGAGGCCAGTTTTGATCGAAACTCTTAAACGATGAAGTTGTCCCCTCAATAAAGATAGCGATATGACCTGCCCCACCACCAACCTTGTTTGACCAAACGACAATATCCCCCTCTTCAGGCAAGTCAGTGATTTCATCATTGGGTATCCACTCTAAATCTTTAATCTTTGAAGGAAAATCACAGGCATTCGTCCACTCGACAATCGGGTGATTACAAACATCTCGTAAATAAGCATTCACTAGGTCGACACACTGATTTTTGGCATCGGCACTGCCGGCAACTTCGACAAACTCACCGTTATCTTTTTCTAAAAACTGTTGCAAACTAATCATCTTCCTGCTTTTACAATAGTAACCAAATCTAAGATTGCTTTCCCTAAAGTTATCAGAGCTAAACTTACTGCTCCAAAAACTAACTTCTCAATCTGTCCTATTCTTTTATTTTGTCCATCATTGGTCATCTTAAACTCTATCTTTGAAACATAACTATCATCCAAACAGCTTAATGTCTTCTTGATAGAAGCAATATCCTTGGACATATCTTTTTGTCGTTCATCTATTCTGATTAGTAAGTTATTCTCTGTGGTCATAGTTATTTAAGAGTTGTTTAAGTGTTTATAGATTAAAACGAATAACTTACGTTAATTTTAATTGAGTCACCAGTTGTCCAAATAAAGGGTGCAGTTGCTGATAAATACGAGGGGATAACGACAGACCCTGATACGGAATAGTATTTTAAATATCCAGTGGCACCTGCAGAAATAGCCCCCATTAAGAAATCAGGAGAACCACCATTATCATAGAAAATTACTGTTCCAAAATACTGAGAGAAGACGCTTGTAGCAACTGGATAATTGAATTGAGCATCTGTACTAACGGCAGCACCAGCTCCAAAAGTCCAGCCAGCGTTAATCTCAATATGTCTTCCCGTCACTTTATATTTTCCTGTATTTGCTCCAGCACCTACGGTTATATTTGTATATGAGGGGGTGAAATTATAATAGGTTGGTAATCCGATTGCGGTTGGAGAGTGAGTATAGTAATTATCAGTAATAGCAGCATTGGTTACAACATAATCCGTATTTACAATTATTGTAAGTAGGGTATCCGCAACCGCTGACAAAGTTCCATATTTATATCCACCACCTTGTTTCCATCTAATGGAGTCTCCGATAGAAAATTTTGAAGCCGCACCACTAGGGACATTGATTTTGTTGTTACTATTATAAGTCCAAGTTTCATTAGCACTTATCCAACCATCGCCCCTTATGAAATCAGTTAGTTTACTATCTGCTATGGCTTTAGGGGTAACTATCTTGTATAAATCAGTCCCAGTATTAATGTCTGATCCTGAAGCAAATACGTCCGTTCGACCTTTATGTTGAATTCCCAATTCCACGGTTAGTATTGGATTGGGAACAGTTCCTGTCACAAGAACAGTAGTTAATCCGGTTCCGGCGACGTAAGTAGAGTCAGCTGAGACTACTCCGATCGCACTATCATCAAATCTTACAATTCTGCCTTTGGTATAAAATGCAGATCGGTTTGTTTTTACGGTAAAACTAGTAGCACTTACATAGGCTACGTCATTGGTTTCTTGAACGTATCCCTCGATTAACATGTCTACTAAATTATTGACGTATCTTACTGATTGAAGTGTTTCCCACGGAGCATTAGCTTGAGCTTCCCTTCCCACTCCTCCATTTTGATTCTCAACATCACGGGTGAGTCCTGAAATAGTTCCAAGTCCGGCATCTCTTTCTTTGTAATAAATACACTCTTCTTCTGAAGTTCCTGGATTAATAAATATCAATCCTGGGGCATTTTCCGGTACTGGGGATACATGGGCAGTAGTTACTTCGGACGCCGTCAATAATGCTGTTATTGTTCCGGATTCGTTATTTTTAGCTTTAAGAGGTCTGTTATCCATTTTTTGGAGGTGTTCGTTGTCTCCAAATTATAATTTAATAATATCTTTTCTACTATTTTTTACAAGTTACAATCTTTTTTCTGATTATTTTTCTAGTTGTCATAAAGTTCGTTCACTGTCAAAAACTTCTTCAGGGAGCAACAGTGCCTTGCCTCGCATTGAGATTAGAATGAAGTCATCGTTGACTCCGGTTTTTGTAATTTCAAATTGCAGGGTATTTCCCATTTCATTAATTTCTTTTCTATACGGTTTATCTTGGTTTGAAGTGGTAGCACCGACTCCGGTTACCAGTCCCCACATCATTGTCCCCCATTTTACTACTCCCCATCCAGTATGTGTCACTGAGGAGAATGATTTGGTACTAATAACAGTATCACCATCAATTATCGTTTTTATGTTTAAAATTCCAGAGATTCGGTATAGTCTCATGTCATTCCATAACCATACTTTCAATTGGCCTGAATTACCCAAGTCTTCATTTCTATTTCTAATCAATGTTTCTACCGCAGTCCCATCGTGGTTTGGTAGTCTTCCCTCGACTCCAAACTCGAAAACTTGACCAGTATCGCTTGATCCAGCGAATAGTTTCTTTTGGCGGTTAGCGCCATCCCAGATTAGCCAGTTGGCTACATGGCAATCAGATCCTTCCCATCTGCCAAGGAATGCTAAATATCTTCTATCATAGGCCAAAACTATGTTATTTTTTGTCGAACCTCTTGAAGTGGCAGCGAGGAGGTATCTACCATTGAAATAGACTGCTTCCATGCTGTCCATGTAATATGGATCTATGTCATCAAAGAGTGATTGTGCTCTACCTTCCGATAGGGATGTAGTCCGTAGGGATGCTTGATAATTTGGTTCGTATCCGAGGATCCGCAGTTTTCTTTCCGAATCAACAAAAGCGATATCGTTTTCCATGACCACCATTGATCCTGTCCCCCCAACTCCCACGTAAGTGATGATCTCTTGGATGATGGCATCGCCTGTTGTTGGTGAAAAATAGAACTGATGGATAGAATTCTCCTTTCCGATGATTATCTTGCTTTCAAAGGGCACTAATCCCCTAATTCCGGCATCGTTGTCGCCTTGGCGCACCTGAATCCATCCCCCATTGTGAGCTGGGGAGAATGATTCGTATTTCTCTCCAGTTCCTGAGTAATAAAATTTATCTTTGTCGTTTGGATCTTTAGCACCTACAAGGGATCCCCTGAGTTGCTCCCAAACTCCTAATTTTGGTCCATCAGTCGAGTCTCCCTCAGGAGGAAGCCAGATTTGGGGAGTGACAGTTCCGTCATCGTCCCAGGTTATGGTCGCTCCGGATGCTGGTTGGGCCAGATATTTCATTAGGGTTATTCCCATGCCACTAGTCGCTCTTCCAAAAATTTGATATCCGATTACTTCCGGTTCCGTTCTCCGATTAAATTCGAGTCTATTTTTGTTGGTCGTGTCTAGAGTTAGGTTTCCATTAGTGATGGCCACTACCGCACAGGGAATTGAGTCTCCTTTTCCAGTGACGGTATTGACTTGATAAGCATACTGGGCAGTTCCAGTGGTTCCTTGTGGAGTAACGGTCAATCCTGTTGGTGAGGCTACGGCATTAAATTTTTCCACAATTCCTGCTTTGTATCTGGCAAAGTCATCAATTCCATTTCCAAAATAGAGAGCATTTTGGAGTTTGACTCCTCTGGTTCTCAGATCAGCGGTAAAGGTTCCGCCGGTAACCGTATCCCAAGCTTCGGTTGAGTTGTTGTATTTTTTAAGTAATCCCCCTGATATGGCTAAAATGTCATTAACTGTATCGCTTTTGAATTGAAATAAGCCATCTATCTGATTACCGCCCACAGGATCTCCTAAGTTTATTCCTCCCCGGCGTGGTCTGACAGCCTTTTTACCGTAGATTTCAGCATTGACCATTTGATTGAGTTCGTTTCCCCTGATTTCCGTCGCCAATCCGAAAGTATTGTTACCTAGGTTGTAGCCATCGTTGATCCAATTCTTTGAGGGGAGATTTCCGCCTCCTGTTGATAGTAGCGGTTCAGCCATTGTTAATTTGGATAGGTTCTTCTAAAACCTATCCTACTAAGAAAATGTTTAATGTTTCGTGGATTTCCCTGATGTCTTTCGGCTTGGTGGCGGGTAGTTTTCCCTACTCCTCTCAGGTACATGTTGTATTTGGCATCGCCTAAGGTTGTGAGATAGCGTGCCCACTGAACATAGGCGGCAGCTAGGTAGGCAACTGTCTTTCGATATCTGTCCGGTAATGGGAAGGATCCAGTAACTAAATCAGTGGCTCTCGCCGGAATATGCCAGTAGTAAATGTTTATTACTTGGCCTCCATCTGGAGTTCCTTTCAGATAGAGAGTTTTTTCTTCCGGATCTAAATAAAACCAGTTTTTGGTGTTGTATCTTTCATCGTTTCTGTCTTCGTAATTTAGGGGAAGGTAATCATTGCTTCCGATGGTAACGAGTTTAATTCCGCCGGGTTGACGCATATCAGATATTCCAGTAATGGAGTAATTGCTTACTCCGGTTGAGGTGGTAAGGCTGGTATCTAATTTAATGGCGAATGGCCATTTTTTTTCACCAAAAAATTCAATAATGGCATCGTTGTAGTGTCCTATGCGTGCGGTTTCTGTTTTTACGGCATTTTCTCCTAATTCTCTACTTAGATCCGCCAGTCCTGTTGATAATAGTACTGTCATTTTAATAGCGTCGTTGTCTAGCTATTTTAAGTATAACTTTTTCCCCACTTCCTTTCAAAGTAGGCTCTGTTTTTTGCGTAGATCTTGTCTATATTTTCAATTTTACCCACCGATGATCGGCCTAGGTGGATGATGGGGAAGCAGCGCTCCACCCATATCTCTTTATCTGCTCTTTTTATTCTCTCACATAAATCGATGTCCTCCCAACCAGCAAATTCGAAGTCCTCATCAAAGTGAGCATCTTCCTTCCTCAGGACCTCGCAGTATCCGAAGGCTACATTGCATCGGTCGGTATAAATACTTTGCTGTAAGTCACCGGGTTTTCTGTCTTTGGTGAAGGAACTCTTACCTACCATTCCACATTTATCGATTGTCTTTATAATGTGGACCATTGAGTCGAGCCACTTGTCTCCGACGATTGTGTCGTCGTTCAGGTAGCAAATATAGGGCCGAGTGGCCATCTCTACCCCTTGGTTATTTGAGGCAGCATAGGAGTGATTCTCGGCATTGTGGATGATTTTCATGTTTTCGCCTATTTTTTTCTCCCATTTGGCCATTATTTTCTTTGATTCTTCTGGCGCTTCATTATCTATGATAATTAGTTCGTATCCTTTGGGAGTATGTTCATATACTGATTTCAAGCAATTTTCTAGGTTCTCTGGATTGAATCTTGTTGGGATGATTATTGAGACTTCTTTTGATAAATTTGGGAACACTTTTTCTCGATCGTTGAAGTTCAGGTCTTCTACTAGTTTGAGAACGTCGACACCTTCCACAGTATATTCTTTTTTGTAGAGTCGGCTGGTGAGCAATTGGATTACTATTTCTCTGTTTTTAGTCTTGAAGTTGTGATTGATGAATTTAATAAATTTTCCATTGTCCATTGACAGACTCATTCCTTCAGTTTTTGATACGAATGTTATTTCTCTCATAGGGTAATTTTAGAACATTTAAATCCATATGTATCGGTTGTTTCGTGGCACTTTGAGCACAGTGTCCGGCCGTTATCAATCGCGAACCTTAATTCTGGGTAAAGCGAAAACGGTTTAATATGGTCTGCCTCTATCCTTCCGCCTTTTTCGCCACACCAAATACATGTGTAATTGTCTCTCTTAAAAACAGCATCCCTCCACAGTTTATATTCGATTGATTTTCTAATTTTTTCATTCATTGAAGTTATTCCACCTTTCCAGGAGTGGTGATTTTCTCCCTTATGGGGATTATTCATACTTCTTTTAATTCTACTTTCCAGTGAATATGTTTTACCTAAATTGATTTGCCTTAGATGTTCTTTCTGACTATCAGTTCTCTTTTTATTCCGATTGGCCTCTCCTATTTTCCGTTTTTGTTCCTCTGACAATTTTTTACCCTTTTCTGCCTGACTAATTTTATTTTTTGTTTCCTCTGATGTTGGTGGCCTCTTTTTTCCTATCCAAAATCCAGGTTTACCTTTATGTGACTCACTCATCTTTTTGAGTGTTTCTTCTGAATAAACACCTGTTTTACCCTTTTTCCAGTCTGGTTTTACTCTCGTATATCTTCCTATTGGCATATTTTTGTTTAACTCTACTTCATTTGTCCGTCGAAGTCATCTTTAAAATTCTTTTTACGGACATCTTTGTAGGCAAGATAGTCCAAATCTGTAAAAACATACTCGCCGACGTGGCCGAGGGGTATGGTCGGATCGCACCAGATTTTAAATCCGGCATCATTGACCAATTTACAAAAATAATAATCTTCTCCGAGTTCTTTTTCACCTAACTTTCCAAAGTAAAAATAAGGAGCGGTCAGTTTTTCAAACACCGACATTTTAATAAGAAGGAATCCAGTGGCTAGTCCCCACACTTGGAATAGTTTATCGGTAGGGAAGTCGTTGGGGATGACTGGGCTTTGAACACCATCTTTGTCAGTAACTAATTGAGAGATTGTTGGATAGTGAGGAGGTTGTCTTCGGTAGTAGAGTCCCCCAACGACATCGAGATCGTGAGCCATGAGTCTGCCAATTCCATCGGCTGGGAAACTCATGTCAGAGTCAATGAACATCAGATGTGTAGCACCTCTCTCCTTAGCTGTCTCGACAATTTTGTTTCTGGCATCGTGGACGTAGCAGGATTTATGGATGTGTAGGGTAGCTTTATATGGCAGTTTAGCGGTCGCCATGATTAACGAGGTGGCGGTTTCGGTTTTCATCTCCGCTAGTGCTGGCATTCCGATTAGGATTTTTATATCTTCTTTATTCATTGTTTTTTCTAATTATTAATTTTTAAATTATCATAATTCTTCTAACTATTGTGGAAGTTCCCGACATGTAGTAAAGCCATTTAATAATTCCAGCAGATGATAAATCTTTTATCCAGAGTTTATCTCCAACCACAGCAGCACCACCTAAATACCAATCTTCAGCAAATGGTTCCATGTAATTTCCTCGGACATTGTATTTATAAATTCTGACTGGAATAGCAGCAGTACCTTGAACCATGTAATAAATGTATTTTCCATCCCAGAACGAACTTGAGCCATTACCTAGGGTTAAAACTGGTAAATAAGTTACTCCCGTTGTGGGCAACCAAGCTCTAGTGGAAATATCGTAACGATCAAGAATACCTGATGTTGGTCGCATTGAGTAAATATACCTACCATCTAAACAGTCGTTTGGATTGGCCCAACCTATATCTCCAGTCACACCTACCCAGTCTGCAGTCATTCCAGCGGCAGGAGCACCAGCCCTAGCAGCGGTCACCGAAACAGTTGACCAAGAATTTCCTGAGATAGAGTATTTATACATTGTCACTGCGCCATTACCTAAATAATAGATAGCATTTTCATCTCCCTCAATGGAGTAGACCGAGGTGGCATCCAAATCAGTTCCAGTGGCAAAAGTAAGTGATGTGGCATCATTGGCAGTGATTACTCTGACTTGACCTTTTCCAGTTCCAGCCGTAATTCTTACCTGATAGTTTACCCACTGACTTGCTTTCCAGTTTTTAGTGGTGTCAACCAATGTGGTGGTATTACTGGCTGCAGTTCCTGTCCCAGTATCAAAAATGGCGGTAGACATGTATGGCACAACTAATTGAGCATCAGTTGCATTAGTGGTTCCACCAGTAGCGTAGGCTAAATCTGTCCAAGACAAAGTTCCAATATCAAATGATTGGAAACACTTGGCGGCTAAAGTACCTGATGACATCACAAAAAATCTCCCACTTTTTATCCTAAAAGTATCACCGCTTTGAACTGCGGAAACATTGTCGGCTAGAGTTAGTGTTATTGTCCCTTGTCCTGCATTGGTTAGAATTTCAGTGATTGTCGTTCGTGTCCCTATATTAGCTGCAGTGCCTGATAAAAATTCCAAAACTTCCCCCCTAACAAAACCATTCAAATTAAAAGAAGCCGCACTTACAGTAATTGTATTTGCAGAACCACCATTGGCAGTGTATGTTTTTGACCAAGGGTGATATGTTCCAGTAACACCAGCCACCCAAGTTCCACCAAAAGCACCAGAAGGTATGGGGATATAGGCATCTTCGTCGTGGTGGTATAAATAATGGACTGTAGCTGAATACATTACTAATGCCACGTTGTTTGCCCCATTCTTTGAGAAAATAACATTAGTCCCTATTGCCGAAGCAACAGGAGCTGGTGTCATTGTCTGCCACTCTTTTCTATGTAATAAAGGTTTGTTGTTTTGTGTTTCTGACATCTTAGGCTCCTATACAATTATTAATGTTTGCCAGTGTTGCTGTCAAGTTGTCTTGTGCCATTTTTTCGGGAAAACTTATCCCTGCTAGAGCTTTTTCGGCAATTGATTGGGCTGAGGTAATTGGACCTGATGCAGTAACCGCTCCAGTAGCGACGACTCTTAGTTGAGCCGTATTAGCCATTGCTCCGGCCAGTGGTGCTAATCTTTGTCCTAATTCCTGTAGTGTTTCAACTAAAGAGTTTAATGTAATTTCAAGTGCCACTTGATCAGCAGGGAGTGGGTATTCTGTTGGAGGATTGCTTACAGTCACCTCTCCAGCGACTGGCAATGGATTTTCTGAAGTGTGAGGATTACCGGAGGTGTCGTAGAGTATCGTTTTCTTAGCAGCGTGATTGTCATTCCATTTATACGATTCACGCAGCATGATGTCACCTTCGGCTGCCATGGTTTAGTCCTCGCTATTTAACTGTTGACCGAAACCGTAGGCTTTAGTTCTCAATTCTTTTGGTCGATTGATATCATCCGAAGTATCGTCAATTTTCTTTTTGTCGACTGAGTTCATGGCGGCTATTTTATCAGATTTACTACTACTGTCTGATTCATCGCAATATCCCTCTCTGAATTCAAGACGGTATTCTGTTTTCTCTTTTTTACCATCACGCTCGATAGTCTCGATTGCTTTAATCTTGGCTTTAATGGTTATCATGACTTCGTCACCGGCTGCCTTACTGGCTAGTCCCGGCATCTGTTCTTCAGTAAATGTTTCGGATGGGTAGTAGACTTCTTTTTCTGGCATTGGTTCTACCATTCCATCATTATCGTATCTGTGACCTAAATCACGCATTTTTGGCATATTTTTAT